TAATTCTGAGAGATTACGGCTTGATTGAGCGCACTGACCCGCCGATCCCACTCCTTATCCTCACACCCGATGTGTTTTGAGGCTTCGACAGCCCATTTGTAGGCCGCATCCTTGTCCCCAAGATTTTCATAGCAGAAAGACATTAGTCTTCTAGGCTGATCCTCACTTTTGTTCATTTCCCGCCATAGTTCAGTGATCTCTATTTTACATTCCACAGCCCTATAGCAGTAGCCAACGCACTTTTGCCAGTCGCCATCCTGGAAGGCCATGTAGCCCAACTCCATCCAGAATTCAGCCCACTCTGGAGCCTTGGAGAGACCAAACAGGAGAGATTTCTCCGCTTCAGCCAACTTCCCACCGGCCCGTTCGCATCTTCCCTTGTAAAGGCAGGAAAATAGATACTCATCACGGAACGCATCTCCGAAATTGATTCGCATGTCATAATATTTGACGGCTTGGAGGTAACGGCCTGCGTCCTTGTGGGTATTGGCCAGATAGAAAGCGGTTCGGGGGTTCGGATCCTCAGCAATTTCCTCCTCAAGGATACGGAGGTTGCGCTGGTTGGAATTTTCACCCACACCAGGGGCTGCATCATGCCGGATGACAGTATCCTTGAGGGTGATTCCAGGGTGACCACCGTGGTTTGGATACTCGTGAATCCTACCCGAGAAGTCTATACCCAATCGTGTTTTCCACATCCTGTGATGCACCCATTGCATTTGCTGAGTGTCTATCATCATGCCAAATACTTTATACTGAGATAAATACACTGCTCGTTTAAAGTTAGCCGGTGTAAGCAGTTCATCATCCGCATCAAACCATACAAGGTAATCGGCGGTGGGAATCTGGTCAATTCGGTCCACAAACACGTTTCGAGCCTTGCTGAAGTCCCAGAGCTTCCAATCCCCGGTCTCATCTTGTCTTGAGGCCCCCGTATAGGTTTCATAAAGTAACGGCTTTGACCAAGAAGCCCTCGCTACTTCTTCAGTTTTATCAGTGGAGCCAGTATCAATCATAACCAGTCCATCCACCACACTTTCAATGGACTTGAGGACACGAGGGAGGTCACGCTCTTCGTTTTTGACGATCATTCCACACCAAACCTCGGGCTTTTTCTGCAAGGGGCGTAGAACTAAGTCACGCTGGCCTCCACCCTCCATGGGAGAGGTCCAGTCAACAGTAAAGAGGTCTTGTCCTTGAACTAAAAGTTCAAGAAGGCTGGTCAGAGAGTGGAAGAACGGATGTATCGTATAGTGACCTTCATCTAGGTCTCGTTCAAATCCGCTTACTCCGTGATCGGGAAGACGCAAAAAGAGGACTCCATCATCAGCCAACAGACTTTTCATTTTACGCAAGGCTTCAAGAGGATTGTAAACATGCTCGAACATGTGGATCATAGTAATGACCTGGAACTTCTCCGTATGAGTCCATTCCCTAATCTGCTCCTCCGTTAGGGCCTCAAAATCAGCCATCAACATCGGAACTCCAAGTTCCTTACTATACTCAGGCACTATCTCTATGTTGTCCATTGCAAAGGCATCACAACCTAGTTGTTGAAAACAGTGGCTTAACCATGGCCACTTAGCCCCAATATCCAAGGTTTTCCCAGGCTTCCCACCCATAAAATTGGTAAAAATGCTCTCTGCGAGGGCTCGGTTAATGCCTTTCTCGTAATCTGACATCAGATGCCCGGTAAACCCGCCATTTTCATCTTTTTCATGGGCCGCTTCGTACACTTTTGGGGGCATGGGGCTTTGGAACCAACAGTCACAGTTGTTACACATCCAGTATGGGGAGCTACCACACTTTTGCGAGGTTTCAGTGGAACAGATGGGGCATTTGGTCATTTAATCTCCTTGTGAGTCCTGCTACTTCTCACTCATTCTCATACTAATACTCCATTCCAGACCAAACCGTGCAGTATTTTCAAATATCAGCCCCTTTTAGAGAGGTGGTAGTATCATGTTCAAGTTTTCTGCAAAGCTCCTGGCCACAGACGCATGGGATGGGATCGATATTAAGCTCCACAACCGCGAACAGGATTTGTGGGCCATACAGGTCTGGCGTGGGCTTAATGACCAATATAGCAAACTTAAAGAGCAGTACAAAATCAAGGGTGTGGCCCTCAAAGAGTGGCTCAAGGAATACGGTATCGGTGGGCTCGTGCAGTCTAAGGATCAGGTTGTTGTTGGAGCGATGAGAGAAATTGCCAAACTGTTAGACGAGACGGTGAAATCCAACAAAGAGGGTGGGGCTTATCGTCAGAATGAGGTCCAGGCGTTCAAGAACGAGTATGGCACCAACAGAATTGACTGGCTTTACGCTCTGAACGGTCAGAAACGCAGTAGTAAGAGTCGTAAGGTCAATTCGGGATTGTTGGAGTAACGATGGACATTCAAGCCATTGCTAAGAAATACATCAACATGATGCCTAAGTCTAAATCTGGACTGACTATGCCCACTCCAAAAATTGTGATTGTCAATGCGTTGACAACCAAGTGGAATGGGGTTACCGTATGGGATGGCAAGGGTTTGGATACGGTGGTAATCAAGCTCCAGAAGCGAATCACCAAGGATGAAGAGTCGTTAAACCGGATTATCGCTCACGAAATCTGCCATGCCTGGGCTTTCTGGATGGTGGGGATCAACGAGGAGCGAAGTCCCTGGCACCGTGGTCACTCGGCTACGGGAGGATGGTGGAAGGCGGCTCAGATTATCAACCAGAATGAAGGGAACCCCGAGTTTGTGACTGAAATCTCGGATGAGGCCATTGTGATAAATAATGACAAAGTGTTTTACGTTTACTTGGAAAAGAACTCCAGGGGATTGTTTTGGGCATGGTTCAGCCGAGTTACAGATAATCTAGCCCGACAGCTTCGTTATCGAATCAGTAACGCAGAGCTTTATAACTACCCTATTACGGTAATTAAGACAAGTGATGAGAGGTTTCTCATCCCAGCCGCAAAACTTCCCAGATGTGCTAGATTAGCGGAAATGCCAGAAAATTTAACTAACAAGATCGAAGAGGCACTCATGAGAAACCCAATTGATATTGATACACCTAGGGATATCAAAACAATTATTTCTCAGGCTAAGACAGCCGAATGGAAACAGAAACGGAAAGCTCATTTTCTAGTTTGATTCTTTCTAGTCAAAGCTGCCGTAGGATCCAAATATGAGTATCAAGATAAATGCCCATCTCTGGAATCTACATCATAATAAATCCCGTCTCGGCTACCGCTTATATTGGTCAGGCTTGCGATGTCAGGAGACGATGGAATACGCATAAGTCTATGCTGAATCGCAAGAAGCATCAAAACCCCCATCTTCAGGCGGCTTGGAATAAATATGGATCAGAAAACTTTTTGTTTGAACTTCTAGAGACTTGCGAGGGAAAAGAAGACTTATTAGAGGCGGAGCAATTTTGGGTAGATTACCTTTCGTTTATAGGTGGGAAGCTTTACAACATCTCTTCTCCCACTTTCTCTATGCTAGGTTTTCATCACTCTGAAGAGGTGAAACGCAAGCTATCTGTTTTTCATACTGGAAATACTTGGGCCAAAGGGAATAAACTGTCTCTAGAGACTAGGACGAAAATGTCAGAAAAAGCGTTTTCAGAGGAAACTAGACGAAATATGGCAGAAGGGCAAAGAGGGAGAATTCATTCCGCTGAAACTAAGCAGAAAATAAAATTAGCTACTTTGGGAAGAAAAGTTTCAGAGGAAACAAAAAAGAAGAGAGCCGAAACGTTAAAAAATAGATCCAGGGTTAGCAATGAGGAAACAAATCTCAAGCGTTCCATTTCTTTAAAAAATTATTGGAACAAAAAAAGAGGGGCTGAATAGTGAGCAAAAAGACTTATTCCGACATTGTTTGCTTGGTTCGTAACGAAATTGATTCAATACGAAAACGAGATGGGGAGTTGGCACCCTCTGCATATGTGGTTATGGAGATTGCAACACGCATGAAGAACGTCCAGCCTTGGGACGGATATGATCAGACCGCCACTCTAGCCCTCAACCTCAGAGGAGTGATTGAGGAGATTTTGAAGGGAAAGAAAAACCCCCTCCGTCAGGTCGATCCTAAGAAAACAGAGGATCCCGACATGGAAGTGATCTGGATTAGCCCAAATGAATATGATAATCTTGAGGACTCACTTGGAAGTAAACAATTAGTGGGGCGATCCGTTGACCGGTGCCCCACTTTGACCAAAAAAGAAAAACTGAAGAAGAGGCTCAAGCAAGCCAGTTAGACTGGATGTCCAAAATCTGTAAGATCTGGATCCGACATCCCTCTGAAGAAATGCCATTTGTCATCCACTCCTTCCACTACTTCGGGATCATACCAATGGCATGAATCCTCCTCCCTGAACTGAGTTTCGATCAAATGGTCCACTGAGTGATAGAGGTCTTCCAGCGTTCCACAGTTTACCAGCACACAATCAAACCCCTCATACGAAAGCATGTCGATTTCTGAGGCGTGTTTGGCCACTTCTTCACTCACTTGCTCCTCTGCGGCTCTGGCAGTTTCGGCTCTGATTAATTTGACTAAAAAGAACCCCGCTTTCTTTAGGGCCTCAAACTCGTTATTAAACCTTGCATCCGTTACGACAATATTGACGGATGGCCCCCAATTTGCGGCTTCCTCAATAAGAAGATCTACCCAAATGTTAGGGTTTTTAGCCCTGGCCCACTCAGTTCCAATATACTGCAAAAATTGTCTATCCTTTTCCACTGGGAGGTGGCATCGTTGCTGTGCAAACTCCAGAATTTCATAGATGGGGGTGGCAAATTTCATAATGACCCCATTATGGTTCTTGACGATGTAATCTCCGCACGTATCCTTCCCTGAACGCATCTGCCCAGCGAATGCTATCTTGATTTGTTTCATTTGCACACCCCCAACTCAGTCAAAAACCTACTCGGGGCCACCCACTGTGGCTCTTTGTAAGCAAATTCAATCGCCGCAGGCACCCCAAGCACCAGTGTATCCTTAGCCCTGGTGCAGGCTACGTAAAATAGGCGTCTTTCCTCGCTGATTTCTTCATCTGAGGTGCAAAACTTGTGAGGTAGGCTCCCATCATAGAGGCCGACGACATAAACAGTCTTCCACTCCAGCCCCTTGGCCGCATGAATGGTACTGATGATGATCTTGCCCTCCCCACCTATGTCCTTTTGGTCTTGCATCGTTAGCTGGAACACCACATCGTCAATCGTCATCTCTCTTTCAGCCATTAACGCATTGATCATTTCCTTGAGCCGCACGATATTATTCAGCTTTTGTTCAATTTTATCCTTGTGCTTTTCATATTTCTTCTTCAAATATGTCTCATAACCAATGGCTCTGACCAAATAATCAATTGCATCAGAGGGGTCGTGAGAGCGTTTCACCAACTCATCCACAATATTGAGGTAGCCCCCAAGTTTCTGAAGCTGACTTCCTCGTAGACTCTCCACTAAGTTCCCTTCATGCTTCAGATTAGCATTCAGGAGCACCTTATCTAGTGCGGCATCTCCAACACCTCGCTTTGGCACCATACTGGACCGCCGCATGGCTGAGAAATCATGAGGGTTAGACGCGATTTTGAGGTAAGAGAGGATGTCTTTGACCTCCTCAGCCTGCAACAGTCCCATGGCCCCTCTGATGATGTAAGGGATTCGGTTTTTGACCAATTCGGTCTCAATATCACGGACCTGAGACCCTGCACGAACCAGAATGGCGATATCCTTATATTGAACCTTTGCATTTTTGTTAAGAATCTCCACACTAATCGATTCGGCCAGATCTCTGGGGGTGTTGGAGTGTCGGAGAAGAATTTGTCCATGCTCATCCTTACCCCCACGATGGGACTCCATCCGAAGGGGGATCGTATCTGTCATGAAAGTCTGAACTTTGTTCGCCAAGGTGACAATTTCAGGCACCGATCTATGGTTTCGTTCCAATTTGTAGAGCCTAGGCTGCACTCCTCGCCATTCCTTGGTATAATTCAAGAGAATGCCAGGGTTTGCCCCATTGAATCCATAAATGGACTGATTGATATCTCCCACACAGAGCATGTTGAAGTTACCAGGGGGTAGGATAGAGTTTATCATATTCCACTGACAGTTTTTTACTACAACTCCATTAGCCACATAGGTATGATAGTTTTCGACATCCATTGAGTACACAATACCAGAATAAGGAGTCCTTTTGACACTCTTTATAACTATTCTTTTACCAGTCTCTGGAGAGGGTAGAGACATTAATCCGGGGATTAGGTTGGTGGCCCTAGTTTCACACCATCTTTTGTGTATCTTAGTTCCCCCCTCTTCTTTTGAATAGAGGGGGTAGTCAAACATACGTCCATGAGCCCTTAAACATTCCACGCCATTTCCATTTGTCTCACTAAATACTAAATGAATTAAGCTCTCATGTCTTTCTCCATTTGTGGGCTCGAATTGGGTCATAGGAATCCCATAAAGGCATGAAGTTATCTGTTCCCATGCTCGTGAGTCTTGCTTAGTTTCCACTATTTTTAAAATCCATGCCCGATCTGCCTTCTCTTCCTGAATCCTTCTTACAAACCCCCCATAGGGGCCACAGCCAATTCTTCTATAGCCTAGAGAGCACTGCCCAACTCGGAAGCCAAAACCTTCTCTCCACATTAAATAAATAGCATAACTATCACTGTCATTTAGAGCAACATATACTCGATGATCAGGGGTCATTTGAAGGGTTCCGCCCTCATAAGTGATGTCTATCATATCCCCATTGTACACACGCTCTCCGATAGTAATGGGAGATCCATGCATAACTAGCT